CATTACGACTCCTTACCACAATGCGGACAAACGTAGCCTTCCTCAACAATCGTTTTCATACGACGTTGAACTATCTCTACAATATCCTGAGAGAACATCATTACAGTTTTCGTTAGTTCGGCTTGATATTCTTTCTCAGTCATGTCCATATTTATTCTGCTTCCTCCCAGCGTATACCATCTGATGCTTTCCAGACCCAGTAGAGGATACCCTCCTTAGGCCAGTGAGATGCTTTCTTAAAATCCTTTAACAGATAGAAGGTAGATGTTGAGTAGGTTTCCTTATAGACAGGTTCCTGCTCTGGATGGTAATCGAAGCATTTTACTCCATCCTCATCGAGGTATGATTTAGTGATCACTAATCGGCAAGTGACACGTACCCCGTCTTTTATACCCCCGTCTGTGTGAATCTTACAATCTTCTGCAGAATCCACAGCTACAAGGGTCATATCATCCTCCTTAACAGTAAGGTAGGAATCACGCTTCTGCAAAGGTGCAGAAATGTCAGGCTTAACAAGTTCATGTTTTGACTCGTCCATATTACTACATAGTGTATCTGCTATTTAACTGGAACGGAAGGGAATACAGTTATATAATGGATTAAAGGTTAATTGATTATGCCTGTCGGGGTTTATCGAAAGAGAACAAAGAACGGTCGCTGGATGTATTTCAGGGACGGTAAACTAATCTCTAAGAAATCTTATGACTCGTCCAAGTCACGGAAGAACGGTAAGCCCCGTAAGGCAACGAACAATAAGAAGAACAATAATAGGAGCTACATGAGAAAATCAATCCCCCATCCAAGTGTCACGGGTATGGCATCTGGACTCGCTATAGCCAATTACCTAAACACAGGAAGAACTACAATGGTTGATACACCTATTGGTAATGTTCCTGTGACTGCAGAAGGAGTTATCAAAGACATCACAGACGGTGAATTGGGTAAAGCTTTTAGCACTTTATCAGGTAATGCAATTGGAATGATTAGTTCCGATACTGGACGAAAAACATTAGTGACTGCAGGAATAGTTGCATTAGGCGGTGCCTTTGCACGAAAGCAGTTTCCTAACCTAAAACTCGGAGGAAGTAAACTATACTTCAGACTATAAAATGGCAACAACAATAACGAGAACATTTGACGCAACGCCCACCGACAAAGCCTACTTCAGTATGACTGATAATATGCTAAGTTCTTCACTCGGTAATATTCAAGTCCCACAGGGATCCAGTAGGATATCAAGGATAGATTGTGCCTTTTCTACATTTAATGCAAAAGGAACTACAGTCGTCTGCAGACTATTAGGATCTAATATGTCTGAGCAGAATTTGGTTATTTGGGGTTCGGCTGGTGATACTGCCGATGCTGGAGCATTTCAAGGATACACCTCTGTCCCAGTCGCATTCCCTTTAGCTGGAGTCAATAACATTGACCTCCAGATAGCTGTTCAGTTCAATGACGGAGGAAGTGCAACCGCAAGTGGCGGTGCAGTGACTCTGTATTTTGAATAAGCATGGCTAAACAACAAGTAGCAACCTTTCTCGGCCCACAACAAGGCCTTATTACAACCGGAGATTGTGCTTATGCATATAGCGGAAGTGTTGAAGTAGCAGAAAGTGAGGTTTCATTACTTTCATTTCAAACAAGTAAAGTGATCACTAAAGGAATCGTTCAATTTTATTATTCTGAACCTTCTAATGATAAATATCTTTATACTGTTAAAATGAATGATGTAATAGTAGTTCAATATCAAGTATTCGGCCCTAATGATACTAACGGAGAACATTTACTTTCTTTACCTGTTTACTTAGTTATTCCTCCACTAACCTTAGTAGAGTGTATAGCGGTAAATAATGAGAATACTAATTCCCGTCAACAAATAGCTAACTTCACCGGAAGGATCTATTAATGAGTCTCGCACCAAGTGAATCAGTATCTCGAGTTAAGGAAGGCTACATTTATGGTTGGAGCGGTTCTAAGAGTCTCACCTCGTCCGCTCTAACACTACTAAACTACACTAATCCCTCTGAATACTTTTTAACAAGGGTGATGATAGGAATAGATTGGAGTAGTATGGGAGCTGGTGAAGTTTTATCATTTATAATAGATGTAGATGGGATAGGATTGTTTATTGAAAAATTTACTGTCACGGACTTTAGAATAGGTGTGCAACCGAAGATGTTTGAGTTTGTTATACCTCCTAACTCAACGGTTAAGGTTCAAGCTACTCAGTCAGCTAACAATGGAGCAATCTCGTGTATGCTGACAGGTTATAAAATATGAAACTCCCAGAGCTTCCTAAAGATTTTGAGGAGTTGATGAAGGGGATAAAGTGGAATAGGATTATTCCTCCTATGGTCAGTGTATTACAACCTGTTATAATTTTTGGTTTATGGTTAGCATTCGCAAGGTATGATAAGAGAGCTGATGCAGTAGCTAAAATAATCGCAATAGCTGAACCGATACCTACAATAGATTTAAACATTCCCAGACCAGTTGTTTTAGCTTCTCTCTATCACTCAGTAGATGAAGCCTTAGATGTTTTGACAGATGTTATAGAATTTATGAAAGATATTGAAATTCCGTCAGCCGATGATATAGTCGAAGAAATAAAGGATCAGATAACAGACCCAATAGCAGAAACTGTAGACGAAGCACTTCCAGATAATCCGGCTTTCAAACAAGCCTTAGCTGATTGTATTATGAACGCTAAGGATAATCTTCCATTCGGATCTTATTACATTCTCGGCCCTGCTTGGATACAAAGCTGTATGCTACAAAAAGGATTTTCTATTGGCAAGGATTGGCTAAAGGATAAGATTTAATGACGGACGAAATATTCGCTCTCATTTGGATATTGAGCTTTGGTCTTTACTTTTTAGTTTATACATTCTGGATACCCTTAAGAACGCAAAAAAAAATTGAGGTTTGGTTAAGAGGGAGTGAATCAGATGAAACACTCCTATTAGCATTAGATGTAATAGTAAAGAGAATAAGAGAACAGACATTAGTTGATTTTGAGGAATTTATGCTCCCTCAAGCGAGAGAGAACCTGCAGAAGTTTTGGGCTGGAGCAATGGGAAATGTTGCGAAAGAAATGAAAAATTCTGAGGAAGGTTCGAGCCTTAATATGATGCATAATATCGCCAATGAGCTTTCCGGTCAGCCGTGGTACGTTCAGGCTTTAGGATCTAAACTTATGCCGATGTTGGCAAAAGCGTCGAAGGAAGTGAAACCCGACAAGGTTGCAGAGTTAGGCATGGGACTCTCAAAATAACGCACCTACAACGCTCTCTGACGCACCAAACTCCTAACTCTGACCCATCCATACCCTAAGCTCCTCCGTTAATCCTACGGCCACACTGAGAGCAAGTCGCCGATACTCGCCCCCAGTTCACGTTGTAGCATGAGCAAAGAGCCATTACGACTCCTTACCACAATGCGGACAAACGTAGCCTTCCTCAACAATCGTTTTCATACGACGTTGAACTATCTCTACAATATCCTGAGAGAACATCATTACAGTTTTCGTTAGTTCGGCTTGATATTCTTTCTCAGTCATG